GATGTTCTTAACCGCTTCATTGGTGGTGATCAGCCTGACGATTACACATGGCGCAGACCACAAAAGAATGCTTGGTTCAATCAGGGCGTGTATCTGCCCAGCGTTGACAAGGTGGGTGCCGGTGATGTGATCATTTACGTTGACACATCAGGGTCAGTATCAGGCGATGAGTTGTCACATTTCCTTGGTGAGATGAACGCCATCACCGAAGATCAAAAGCCCCGCTCTGTTACTGTCATAACTTGCGATGTAAAAGTTCGCACAGTTCATCGTTACGAACAGGGTGAGGTCATTGAGAAAATCGAGATCAATGGCAGGGGCGGCACTAGGGTCACACCAGTCTTTGACTACATCGAAGACCAGCAGTTGCCTTGTGACAACTTTGTCGGACTGACCGACTTGGAAATATTCGACTTCCCCAATACACCGGACTTCCCAGTGCTTTGGGTTTCAACTGACATTGGAAGCGACACCGCCCCTTGGGGTGAGGTTGCTATCCTCAAGATGGGAGAATAGATATGGATAATGTTACCAGAGAACAGCACAAGTTCCTTTCGTTTGCGGCAGATCAAATTCGCAAAGCACAGTTAGAGTGGGGTATCCCTCACTCTTTCATCAGTGCCATTGCCAAGAATGAAAAGTACAAAATGGATGATGAGGCAAATGCGTTCCAAGAAGGTTTTGAAAAAATTCACTCTGACGCAAGGCGAGCAATCGTTTCATACATTGATGAATTGACTGACGCTATGACCAAGATCAGGCGTAGCCAAAGGGTGCGAGAGCATTATCACCCAGTGTCAGACCACGGCAAAAAGGGGGCATCTATTGCCAGTCGGGTTCTTGATATCGCATTCGCACGGTCATCCTTTGATGTCAGCATTAGAAAAAAGCCTGAGTTAGAACTGGGCTTTGAGAATGACGGTAAAGAGTATTGGAAAAAGATATATGTAACTTTATCTTGCGCTTGGCACAAAACAATCATGGAGCGTGGCATCCCTATCATCAAATCATCAAGCGGATTGCGGTTCGTATACTCTGCCAAGATCAAGCAGTTTGATCACATCAATGATGAGATGACCACGGTGTTCAATGTCAAAACATTCGGTGTCAAAAACAAAGAGGCGTTTGAAGACGCTGGCTGGCTAATGGTCTACGGTCAGGCATCTAAAGAAAAGCCTGTCTTTGATTTTACAAGCGGAGACCCATCTCACGCAACGAACAACGTCCACGCCTTTCACCGGACGCTAGGTGACTGCAAGGCCTTGTTTGATCGCAGGGTCAAGGCTCATGTCCTTAAAGAGTTAGAGGGCATCTGATGGGTGAGAAATTTACGAAAGCTGGCAACATCGAAGGTCATGAGCAATTCGTTGATGAGTTTGAGAAAACCGATTTCGTATCTGAATTGCCTGAGCATTATGTAATTACTGACGATAGCTACTATGCAAACTACAAAACGCATAAGAAGCTAGGCTCTAACATCAACAAGAACGTCAATGAGGAATATATCCCAGTCGTGGGTGGCCTCATTGATGCTATCAAAATTGGTCGTAATGAGCCTGATGTCTTTTACAAGATGCTTGCAAAGAAAACAGACCAAAATGCTAGCGCGTTGTATGGAAATACACATGACATAAACTGCAAGATGCTTTTTGTCAGAACAGACCACAAGCAACTGTACAGGCGCGTGTTCAAGCTAAAGCTGAAGGTTCAGCCTGAGTATTATGACCTTATGCATAAAATTAAAAAGGATAAGCCAGAAGTGGATGCGAACACTAGGCTTGTCCTTATGACAACCCGATCAAGCATTGATCACTTCTATAAGCTGGACAGGATCAGGCAAAAGGTTGAGAGGGCTTCTAAACGAAAGTATGACCGACACAAGCTTATCAAGAGGGCGACTCCACGATGGGCTAATCATAGAGCCATCAATGTAATTTACTCAGAGATGAGAAGGCTTAACATGCGTGATGGGAAGGGTATATGGCATGTGGATCACAAGTTCCCGCTGGTGTATCGCGGGAGAGATGGATCGGAAGGCTCAGGCTTACACATACATCAAAACCTAAAAATAAGATTGGCTAAAGATAATCTAAAAAAATCTAATAGGAGTGTGGACTAATGAGGATAGCATTTATCATACTGCCACTCATATCGGGCGGCAGACAGATGGTGGACATCCACCGCAACGTAGTGGAAGCCCTAACAAAACTATTTGGTGGGGCAACCATGTATGACGTTAGAGGGTTTTGGGAAGAGGATAATCAAGTTATCCCATGCGTTAAAGTAGAATGCGCTATACCTGACAACGAAACATCAAACATTGCCTTTATGCATATAGCGTATATGGCCTTGAAAAAAATGAAAGTAAAATCTGTGATGGTTCAAAAGTCTTGTGGTGAAATTGTTTTTATTGAGGGAGATACAGATGAGTAAAGTATTTGTTAGAAAACCAATCATAAACTGTATTGGTCAAACTCAAGAACAGATTGATAATGCAAATCACGTTATCACTATTGTGTGGGGAACATGTCAGGACAAAACAGAAACATATGCTTTCGATACAGAGGAAGATAAAGAAATGTTTTTGTTGGGTGTTGATGCCGCTTGTGGGTATTTAGATTATGAAATCGAGGGAGATGAGTTATGAAATACGAAGATATGTATGACCGCCTGTTAGATGTGACAGAGGAATTTTCAAATCAGGGTGCAACCCCTTTTCATGTGGCAAATGTTATGTCGCGCTTTGTTGTAGAATTATCATATGACTGCGCTCCAGACCCGCAACAAGCAACGCACCTAATCTTGGACGCAATGACCTCGCGCATTGAGCGTGATAATGAGGAGGCTAATAATGACTGTAATTAATCTTAGGGTAACACCAGCCGAAATGAATGCAATTGAGGTTGGTCTGGACACAATCATCGAACAGCTTATGCACCCTTATCACAAGGACAATAGGCAAAAGCTGATCATGGCTCTTGAGGCTCAGGAAGCTGTCGAGTGCGCTTTGGAAGACAGGGAGTAAAAGTTATGGGTAACTTATTAAGATGGGCATCAGTTGCGTTGCTTGGACTGTTTGTGGCTCTTGCTGGTATTGGGCATGTAGAAAACCCATCCAATAATCTTTTGACTGGAGTTGTTGTGCTTTATTCTGGCATATTTATATTTATTGTTGGAACCTTGCAAATGATGAAGGGAAAGAGAGTTGATGCCGAAAACAGGTAGCCCTGAGGATCGCGGCTCTGCTGACGCTTACTACGGCAGACCGCTTGTGCCTCACTTTCACATGACCGCACCTAACGGCGCTCCAGTTCGCGTTGGCAGGTATGGAATGACTGACGATATGGTTCAAGATTATATATCCGCCTACAAAGCGGAAGAGGACAGAAAGGATTATGGTTAAATGAACATTGATCAAGCAAAGACAAGCTATGTCGATGAGTGCAACAAGGTGGGTAAACTGCCTCGTCCTGTCTCATACATGACCTTTGACAAATACAGTGAGCAGTACACGATCGGGAACAAATCAGATGGTGACATTGCAGACCTGCAACCCAATGGATTTGTAATTAGGATGCATTGGAGCGTGAACAAGTGACAGGGAGTTGAACGGTAGCCGTGGGACTGCCGCAAGCATACAGAGCCTGTCACTTCTCCCTACTCTGTATGCATTCCACCACAAACAAAAGGGGCGGCTCATTAGAGCCACCCCTAGTTCTTTGGAGGAAATCACAATGAAAGTGATAAATAAAAGTTACAGGTAACTTCTTAAAACGTCAACTACTATCAGCTGTACCAATTGGCTTCAAGCATTCTGCTGTAGCCGCCGCATATCCTGCCTTATCAACCAGACTATCCCAATGCTCAGGCGTAGCGCAAAGCCTCGCCGTCTTAACAGCATCAAGGCATAGCCCAACTTGCATGGGCGTGACCTCTGTGTCGAGTATTACACTCCACAGTCTGGCAATCCTCGTAAAATTATCCATTGGCGTACCATAATGGTCGCCCCTCGCGTCTATCGTGGTCGCGGCTTCTTCAAGCAGTTGCTTTCCCAGTCTAATCAAAACGGTGTCTCTCCATATTTTTTGACATCATAACGCGGCTCAGGCATATCCGCAAATGGATCATCAAGTTCGTTGGTGTATGTGGATGTTATCGGGTTGAAGTACAAGCTTGCCTGACCCTGTTGCCCCACCCATGAAAATCTGCACTTCCAAATATGTATCTGGCTTTCTGTCTTTGATGGGTCTGGCCTATGCACCGTTAGCCCAACATCAGCTTTGGCAAACCATGCGGCAGAGCCAGAGATATCGTAGCCTTTCGGCGGTGGTATCTTGCCGTTCTGGTCGCGCATCATCTTTGTCGGGTGAGCCACAAACCACAGATGTATGCCGTGAGACTGAGCGAAGACCCGAAGCTTTGTGAGCATGTCGGAAATCCAATCTGTCTCAGATATGTCACGGCTCTTGGCTATGTAGTTGTATGGGTCAATGATAGCCCCTCTGATGCCATTCCTCATGACGGCAACCTTCAGTCGCTCAATGATGCCCTCGACTGTAGCCATTGATCCATCGGCCTGATACACGAAAGAGAAGTGAGATTGAATAAACGCTTTACCACGTTCCAATTCATCCTTTGTCATTCGCGGAGTCATGCCTTGGAAGAAAGGTTTTTCAAGATACTTGCTGATCAGCTTGGCGATGTGGATGCGCGGCTCATTTTCAAATGAACAAATACCAAACTTCCAACCCTCACGGGCTGCTAGGTTGACCATGATCTGATCAATGAACTCAGACTTACCAGACGATGGATGGCCTGTCACCACGGTCAGTTGCCCCTCAACGATGCTGTAAAGATCATCTACATTCGGGTAACCAGTCTTTGCCCCTGAACCCATACCATTGTCATAGATATCATCAAGCTGTTTGTAAAAGTGATCGGCATCATATAGGCCAGCGACAGGCCAAGGCTTACAGAATGCAGTGATGTCATCCAGCTTTTTCTTGCCATGCTTGACCAGAACGTCATTAGCATCCTTGCAATCCTCTGGGAACTCAATCTTCCAGCATCTGTCTTTGCCTATGCGTCTGGCAATCTCCTCTGCCATGGCCTGACCAGCGGTGTCGCAATCTGTGGCGATAATTATCTTTGCTGCAAGGTCTATCTTCTTTTTGGCATCCCACAAGAACTTGAATTTATTGTCATCCTCTGGATCAACCTGTGCGTCTACAACCTTCATCACCGCGCCATTCGGCACAGAAACCACACTCTCATACCCAGCTTCAATAAACGAAAGGGCGTCCATTTCCCCCTCACAAATAATCAAATCATCATTCGTTGCCACACTATCGACATTAAAAAATGACTGAGGGCTACCATTGCAGGAAAAGCCTTTATCCGAAAGGCTCCTGATCTTGGCTGCATACTGCTGCCCTTGATTGGTGTATGGAAACACAACACATTCGGTCTCCGCATTGACCGCTCTTATGTAGGTTGTTGATGTCTTGAGTCCTGCTTTGTCTGCGGTTTCTTTTGAAATTCCACGATCTCGTAACCAAGCGATTGCGTTGCCAGATAAGTCTGAGTAGTCGTGCTTGACCGCAAGTTGCATGGGCTTTTTCCTCGGTGTGAATTGTTGCGTTTCTATTTGAACTTTGCCTGTCTCCTCGCAGTGGTGGCAATGATACAAAACGTGACTATCGTCAACATTAATGGAAAGGTCTTTCATGCCTTTTTTCCTCCTAGTGCTGGAGCAAAACGGACACTGAACTCTGTGTTGCCCAACGCCCAATTTGTGCGCTGTGCCGATAAGGGAATTTTCGATTTTCATTTGTTCCTCCAAGAACTGCATCAACGATATGCCCAGAGAGGAACCTTGTCAAGGCCAACTTTTGAGTGAGGTTTCCTTGATTATAATATATATAATTATAATATATATATATAATATATTAGTTATATATAACTATTCTTTTTCTAATAAATGCTTTAACAGCCTACCCTTCATTTTGGCTATGGCTGGCCTCATTAATAAAATTTCTTTAAAGTTTTTTCTCATTTGATTAGAGCCTACTGACGCAAGATCGCAGACGGTATCGAAGTCTGGGGTGTCTATCCAATCGGACACAGTTTCTTTTTGCTTTATGTCATCAAGGTAGGCATCTGAGATAGCTTGGGATATCACCTGTCTCCAAAGGAGACACTCTGACGACAGTTCGGGGGCTGTCTCTGTCAAGCGCCCAGTAAATATTTTTCTGTTTAACTTGTCGGTCATTCTCGTAAACATACCCTTGCATACAATCTAGAATTAAACTTTCATCTAGGTCAGGCCGTCTTGAAGCATAATAAATTAACATCTCAACACATACATCAGATGTAAATAATTCGTCCAGCTTCTCACATTGCTGAGAAAAAGTCTTTACATAATTTCTCGCCTTGTCTGATTTTATGGACACAGGCTTGCCGCGCATAGTAACAATCTTTCTGCTGTTAGCTTTGCTTGCTGGCTCTCCAAGTATTTGAAATGTATGAACTTTCCTAGACATAAAATAAATCCAATCATTTGTTGACACATCTGTTTGTATATGGCATATAGGAACAGATAGTTGGGAGGTATCATATGAATATTACAAACAATCACAATTTACCGCAATCATTTGTTAACTTTGCTCGTAATGATAAATACAGCAAGGGTCTATCTGATATTTCAGTAACCACCCTCATAGATAGCCCTCGCGTTAGATTACTCAGGGAAGCGAAGTCATCTGAGATGACATCAGACGCGGCAGATATGATCTGGCCTTTGTTTGGCACGGCTGTCCACCACATTCTTGAAAGCGCATCAGAGGACGAAGGGGTAATCCTTGAGGAACGCCTTTACGCCACAGTCAATGACTGGATTTTGTCTGGGGCTGTTGACCATCAGAAGGTCGAAGGCAACTCTATCAGCATCACCGACTACAAAGTGACAAGCGTTTGGTCTGTTATCCACGGTAAGATTGAGTGGGAACAACAGTTAAACTGCTACGCTTTTCTTTCTCAAAAGAATAAAGGTATGAAGGTTAAGTCTCTTCAGATATGTGCCATCCTTAGAGATTGGAACAGGCGTGAGGCCGAGCGCAGAGACGACTACCCACAAGCACCAGTCATCCTTGTTGACATTCCTCTGTGGCCTGACACAAAGAGGATTGACTACATCAAGGAGAGAGTGGCGATGCATCAGGACGCTCAAATCAACTATGATCTAGCGCAAGCCTTTCCATCATGCAGTGATGAAGAGAGATGGAAGCGTGGCGAGGCGTGGGCTGTAAAGAAAAAGGGTAACAAAAGAGCGCAAAGAGTTTTTGACAACGAAGTCTCAGCGGGAGAGTTTATGCTCGCGTTAATGGAGCGAAGTATGAAGGTTATGTCTAAGGATAAAGAGAATTTGGAGATAGAACACCGCGAAGGTGAATATGTCCGATGTAAGGGCGACTACTGCGGTGTCGCTAATTTTTGCTCACAGTTCAAAGGAGATATAGTATGAGCAGTGTATGGGGGACCTTATCAAAGGTTGACGTTTCGGATCACACCGAAGAAAAGAATGGCCTGACTTATTTGAGTTGGGCATGGGCTTGGGGTGAGGTAAAGAATAATTTTCCTCAAGCTAAATATGTAAAGCATATTTGGAATACAGAAACCTATCTCGACAATCCTGATCGTCCTGATAGGGGGTTGCCTTATACCAAGGATGAACATGGCTACGCCTATGTGGCTGTAACTGTTCGGATCGGTGAGGATGAGCAAACGGAGATCATGCCTGTTCTGGACTACAAGAACAAAGCTGTTCAAAACCCAGATAGCTTTCAAGTTAATACTGCTTTGCAGAGATGCTTGGCAAAGTGTTGTGCAATGCATGGTCTGGGTCACTACATCTACGCTGGAGAGGACTTGCCACAGGGTACAGAGCCGAAGGTTACTGTAACGTCATCAGATGGATCTAAGGAAGTCGTAGAAGGTCTAAAGTTAGTTGCAGATGTCTTTAATAACTTTATTCCTGATTGCACTAATGTAGACATCCTGAGAAAGTTCTGGGGCGAAAACAAGGATGCATTGGAAATATTAAAGAAGGGCGATTCAGCCCTTTATCAAAAAGTTCTAGGGAACTTTACCATTCATAGTGACAAGCTGAAAGGAGAAGCGGCATGAGTGAATATCCACCATCAGGAGTCTTGTTCTCTAACAAGAAGAAGACCAAAGAAACATCGCCTGACTACACAGGCAAACTTGAATTATCAGATGAGGTCATTAGTGATCTAATGGATCAGCAAAGCAGGGGGGTTCAGAAGCCTGTCCTGTCCTTGGCTGGCTGGAAGAAGACCGCCAACAAAACTGGCGAAACATTCCTGTCTCTGAGGGGCAACAAGTATGAGGAAAGAACTCAAGGTCAAGCTGCCCCAGCCCCTAAACCACTAGATGATGAGGTGCCATTCTAATGGGTGTTATTAAAAAAATCTTTAACTTCTTGTCAGGGAACCCTTGTTACAAGAAGCCTAGCAAAACCATCAAAGCTGTGGAGCATTATGCTGTTTATCAGTACACAGACCCCTCAACCATGACTTATCAAATCAAATATGGCTGGCATAAGCGCACAGCCCGATTGATGAAGGTTGGGGATTATGCTCTCCTGCCGGAGCCTCAGTCTGCTGGTTTGTATCAAGGTATCGTTGCCATCCACGGTGAAAAGTCTGCGAAGACTAGAGCCATGAAAGATAATTTCAGAAAGGTGACAAGGGTAAGGTGAAGAAAAGCCCTAGGATAAGGTCACAGAAATACCTAAAGACCTTGCGTGGTTCTCCATGCTTGGTCTGCGGGTATGGCGCAGAGGCGCACCATATCATGTTCGCAGAGCCTAACGCTATGGGCATGAAAGTTGGAGACAATTGGTGTGTTCCTCTGTGCCACTCCTGTCACATGAAGCTGCATCACTTTGGTGATGAAAGGACTTGGTGGGATTTGCAGGGCGTTGACCCCAAAGAATGGGCTAAATTAAATTGGGAGAAGTTTAATGGATGAGAGCCTTTGTGTTGCTTATGATCTGAAGCATCAAATAGAAAGTCTACCAGATGAGTTTAGAAAGAACACGCGAGTTGATAAAGTGGAGACTGAACACGATATGCTTTCAAAAATATCAATAGTTATCCACGCTCTTGAAAGCGAACTACAAGATATAAAGTGAGGAGGCAAGTATGACAAACGCAGCAGATATGACTATCGAAGAGTTTTCTCAAAGTCTGGGCGGATTAAACGATAAGGTAATTAATTTCAAACTATATGAAGATGTTCCAAAAGACAAAAGAAAGAACCCCAGAAACACTAGGGTTTTTACTAATGCTCAGCGTGGTAACTTCCATGGCAAAAGCAAATGGATAAGCTTGGTCTCTCATAATTCACGGCACAACTCTATGTACTCTTCAAAAGAGTCAGTCGTTAGACAAGCTATAAGCGGGTTAAGAGAACTCAACAACACGGTGGACACTGGCAAGCCAAGGCAAAACCAGATGAGGATGGATAGATGAATGAGGTCAGAGACGCGGCTGTTAACTTTGAGGCGGTAAAAATATCTATGTCTCAAGACAGAAACGGCATCACTCTAAGGCTGTCTTTACACCCCAATGAATGCCCACCCAGTCTGCACACTGATTGGGTTGGCTCCAGATACATGGTGGCGATGGTAAAGCTGAATGATCAGGAAGAGCCTGTTGTTCCTGAGCAGGAGCGTGAGATAAAGAAAATGATATCAAGCGCAGGAATGCTATGCCGGAACGAAGACTTTGGCATATTTATCGGGGCAGAGGATAACACGGAGGAAAGTATCGCCAACACCATGAGAGCGAAGCTGGAGATACAATCACGGACAGACCTTAGGAATAATTCTGAAGCCAGAGAAAAATTTAAAAAGATAACCGAGGAGTTTGAGAGATGGAAAAAGGGGTATCAACAATAGACGAACTGATTTCCATAAAGGATTTATGTTCAGCCCTGTCGATGACTAGGCAGTCTTTGTATAACATAAGAACAAAGGATGAGAGTTTCCCGAAGCCCATCATTCAAAACCCACAGCGGTGGACTAAGAAATCAATTCAAAGTTGGATTGAGTCTAAAGTTACATAGAACTTTTAGTGATCCCCTTTGTGGGGGTCACTTACAAATCCTTCACGGCGATGTTGCCACGCTTAACAAGAGCCTCGACTTGCTGGCTTAATCTTTCGATGACAGCCTTCTTCTGCTCTTCTGGCATCCTTGGGTTGTCTTTGATCTGAGCCATCTGCCTAAGCAACCTATTCCTGCCATTGTTAATAGATTTAATAATCCCAGCTACGCGCAGCTCGTCTGCATATTTTTGCCTAGTGCTTTGCACCAACTGCTGGTCTCCACGCTTCATGGCATCCACAAGAACTTCTCTTGCTTGCAGCACCCTGTCTCTCTTCTCTATGAAGCGGCCCAAGTCTTCACGGTCGGACACAGAGTAGACCAACTTTCTACCAAACGGAATTTGTCTTACCATTTCTTCGTCAAAGCCATCTGTAAGGGCTTGCGGCAACGTGACTGTGGCTAGGTCACCTGTTCTCTGAACAAACCTTCCAACACCACCAGTAAGATATTCAACCCAATACTGTAGAACGTCTGGAGAAATATCAATCGTACCCTTTTCTATGTTAGATCCATCAATATTGTTAAGTGCTTGAGCAACCCACTTCGCAGACGGAGATGTTGTAGACCAGTATAACTGACTGTTAGGTGGTGGCGTTGGGTCAAATGGAGATGTCTCTTTGTATATAGGCTTGTTAGCAAAATCTTCATTTGTGTATATGTCTATAAAAGGATCAGCAACTGTTGGTAAAACAAAGTTAAGAAAACTTTCAGTGCCGCCAAGTGGGTTCACTACGTCTACGGCGGTGCCAAGTATGGATGACCCTGCTTCGCCGGGGGTGTAGCCACCTCTAACTGCTCGGCTCAAAGACCTTCCTGCATTCACAGCCATGTTCAATCCATATGGCATAGGTATGGCGATGTGAGACCTGTCTGTTATTCCAAATGGATCAGGGAATATAAGATTATGTTCCAACACATAATCTGGAACCTTGTCGTAAACTAGCTGACCATCCTCATCCTCATCTGACAGGGCTGCATTTAACTGGTCTTGCAGAAGACCGGCAACCATAAGCCCCACCCAAATTTTGCGAACCTTGCTTGACCTTGTAGCGGCACTAAGCAGAGCAAACGTGCCTTGTAGAGATGCGTTGTAGAACAGGTACATTGAGTTCATAAGGCTCTTGTACTCACCACCCTTGGCAAAATCCACACTGACATTACGAGCGGCAAAGGCGGCTCTTTCTTCGCCTATCTTAGGCGCTAACGCTTTAAAGGTTGCAACACGGATAGCGTTCTCAACAACGGTGTTGTAGTTCTCCATAAAGGACAACATGCTTCCGACACCCTTGCCAACAAAGCTGTTCTTTACAGAGTTCCACTGACCCCTAGCGCCTTGCTCAGCTATATCGTCAGTTAAACTTTTTATGCCAGCAACCTGATCACTCAAGTCACTAATTTGGTTTGTTGCGTTCTGTCCTCCAGCCTTCTGAAACCTTCTAAATAAAGCGGCTCCAGTCAACTCAGATACTGGTACGTTAGGGTCATCGACAACATTGCGCTCATCAACAACAACTTCCTTAACTGACTTCCAAGCATCCTTAAAGTTACCTAGAACTTCTTTGACTATACCCTCCTGTTCATACTGGTTGACGTTTACGCCAACAGTCTGAATGTCTCTGAGCATATTTGTAATTAAAAACTCAG